ATCACCGAACTTACCTTGTATTTTTTGCATAATATCGACAATAGGTAGCATCTTGCCTTGGCTATCAACAAACGTCAGCCCCAACTTTTCTTGTGACTTACCTACACCATCTAAAAATGCTTTATAGCGTGTACCGGCTTCACTGCCCGACATCGTGGCTTGCAAGGTACCGAGCAACGCGATTTGTTCGTTAATGGGAATACCCATCGTCGTTGCCGATGCACCCACACGTTCAAACGATTGCGCCATGCCTGCACCCGTGGTTTTGAATATTTGCACTGCTGATGCTGTTTGACCCGCGAGCATTTCAACCCATGCGCCCTTGCCCATCTGATCCGCACTGTTTTTGAAAATACCGTACATCGTGCCAACATAATCAGTGATCGTGCCCATGTCGGCCTTAGTACCTTTAGCTAAAATCGCACTGGCATTGGTGAACTTACTCAGTTCATTACCTACCAAACCACCGATCGCGGATTGAATATCGTAGGAACTCGCCACAAAATCAGCTGCAGCACCACCATAAGTGGTACTAAACTTTAATGATGTTTTGGTTAAGTCCGTTAATACCGCATCAACTACATCAAGCGATTTAACGGTTCGCAAGGCATTATCAAGTTCTTTAGTCGGGGCAATTAAACGATCTAACGCAAAACCCGCGCCAGCGATACCCGCAGCGCCATAACCAATCTTCTGATAACCGGTTTGGATATTCGTCGTCACCTTGTCCATCGTTTTCATCATCTTGCCCGCGGGGCCAGAGACTTTATCGATAAGGCTCACCATGAAATCAAGTTTTTGTAGTGACATTTATAAAACCTTCGTTATCCCGTTGGCTATAGCGTTACTCATGTTGTCCCAATAACGCTGTTCTAAATAAAGGGCTTCTGCCATGCTATTTTCTGTCATGGATTGGCCCGGCAACCAATGGCCCACCAAACACTTCATTTGATGCGCACCATTTTCTTTTATGCTTTCGGCGAGCTTTTCGGCTTTTTTATGCTAATTTCGATATCACCACCCATATCGACGACGACCACACCGGCCATTTGCAGCACGATCATGCCGTTGGGTTTACCATCAACCAGCACCAATTTTTTAAGTGCATCGATATCTTTTGCGGTACGACTGAGCAAGTTGAAGGCAGGGTTCACCTTGTCATTGGGTAATGTTTCATTAATGAATCGGTTGTAATCATCCATTGATACATCGAATACTAAATCTTGTTCGCCTACTGCTACTATTACTTCCGCCATGATCTATAATCCTATTATTGTTTTAATGACTTGAATTAAGCCGACATTTTGTAAAATAAAAAAACCTACCCCGCCCGTCACTATCCAACGAATTTGGGAGAGCATCTTAATCATTTTATCCAGCACCACACCTTGGTCGTGGATATCCGTTTTATTTGTCTCGATACGATCCCAATGCAAGCTTTGCGTTATTTCAAGTCGTTGTAATTGCAGTTTGCAGGCTTCATCGCTCATCGTTATATCCATATTTATTTTTTAAACAATTGCATCAACCCGCCTACTGCATCAGCAATGGGTTGCCCTGTTGCCGCTGCATAACGTGCCTGTTTTTCTTTTGTTCTCATACCAAAGTAGGCTTTAAGCAAGGCCGTTGGCGTGCCCAAAATAGTCAACATTAATGGCCAACTTTCGGTCAATTGCGTCAGTGACTCGGCATCGTTAACCCACACTGCCTTACCCCACATAACCATCATCAATATCACCGCAATAAACACCGCCCATGCCATGATTAATGCGATAAATGGACGTGTATTCCCTGATGCGGTTTCAGCCGATACCATGGCGCTTAACTTGTCGACAGATGCGTTTATTTCAGCCAGTTCTACTTCAACTTGCTTATCAATTGACTGTTGTTGATCAGGCGAGAGCGATTCATACTGGGTTAACACCTGTTGCCCGGTCGATTTATCAACATCTAACTTGGCGTCATCGGGCAGAAAGGCATTCACAGTCTTAGCCGCAATGGCAACACCAGGCACAAATGCGCCAACCACATCCAGCGCGCCGCTTAATATACTTTTTAATGACATAGCAACTCATCCTCCGTCAATAATGTATAGCTCAATTTATCGCCATACGTTTGAGCCGATTTTTTAACCAGCGCCATCAGCAAATCAAAATCAACCGGATCTGCAATAACCTGGCACCCCGCCGACCATCTATCAACTTGAATACTCAAGCTGTTGGGATTAGCACGATGCAAATTAATACCGAATAAGCCCGACTGCACCACGTCAATATCATCTAACTGAGCATTGAGATCATTGTCGCGATACACCTTCATTTCACCGACTTGTCGCAGTGCTTTATATTGCCCACGGTGGGTGCCAATCTGCCAGCATGACGGATAATGACCCGGCACTACCAAAGCAGTACCATCAACATTAAGCGGGTGTTCACGGTAATAAACACCGGGATCGGTCGTCATATCAAATTGATAGCAATGTTGCTTGCCATCGATTTGAAACAACACACACAACACGTCATTAAACGTATTGGCATCAAGGTCTTTCGACCGAACACCAATCAAATTTAAACTCCATTCGTTTTTAAAAACGGGATAGTCCAACCGTTTCATCGCATCTAATAGTGCTTTAGTAGTGAATTGCATCATCGCGTACCTATTGAAGTTAACCAGGCTAAATGCCTATAAGTTCCGAATATCATTTTCGCTCAAATACGGCACGCCATTAATGCGTACAAAATCTGGGCTGGTGACTTCAAACGGTAGTTTGTGTTTGGTCTTTTCGCCGCCTTTCGGATCGATGTTGAGCAAGTCACTAATGGTCAATAAACAGCCGTATAGTTCTTGTTTTTGCTCACTACCCGTTGTTTTGGCAATCGCTGTAATATCGAACGGTTCTAGTTCGCGAAAACTACCTGCAGCCTTAGCAGATTCCATAATCAAGTTAAAGTTTTTGGTATCGAGTTCTAATTCACCACTACAGCTAACATCACCATTCACATAGCCATTAGGCACGCCGCCTGATTGCACTGATTTACGATTATCGGTAATCGATGCACTCATTGCTTCAACGTGAACCAGCAAATCGCCTACCATCACGTCAAAGTCTTGTCCTGAAATATGTTGTCCCATGGGTTACTCCTAGTTAGTTGGGGCAGAAAGATCCAGCACAATATTGGCTGTAATGTCTTTGGGAATAGCGAATGGGCGAGCCTTGATAAATATCTCAACCTGAGTGCGGGTGATCCATGTGATCACGATATCGCCGTCTTGCGGTTGTTTAAGTTCCGCAGGGAATGGGATGCCTTGAAACACCGTCGAACGGCTCATTTCACGCAACGGCCGCATTAACTTACTGATTGCCCAGGCTTCACCCATCGGTGTTGAATTGAAACGACGATCACCCAATAAGCCAATCAATACGATTCGCACCATCCGTGCCGCTTTATCAACAACACGACGGTTTTCAATCACCGTGTAATCACCCGCCGATACGTCGAGCATCTGGCCATCAGTCCAATACACGCCTTCATAATCAGCATAAAACTGTGGCAGTGAGAAACGTTGATCATTCAGTGCTTTAACATGTGCATTTGAAAACGTAACGCCGAGGCTATCAACGGGTAATGTGCTTTGGTCTTGGCCAACGATGGTACCCGTAGCAACACGCATCGGTGTATCCGCCACACTGGTTTGAGCATTCGCCAATCGACCGGCATAAATACCCACCGCATCATCATAGATGTAGGGAACAATACCGCAATGTTCTGCAGCTAATGTATCGGTAAGATCATTTACAGCTGTAATATAGGCTGGCCATGATTGGCCGGTAGTCGGTGTTGAATCAATACCCACAGCGGCAGCGATAATAAATACGCGGCGACCATACGTCGTATTGATATCAATCGCTTTCGCTTCCATTGCCGTGATATCAGCTTGAACGGTAACAGGCGTACAGATGAATATACCCTCAACGCGCACATTTTCATTCATCGCCAAGTCAACAGCCGCATCCCATAACGCACCGACAGCAACAGGAATAACCGCCGCCGCCCAGTTTTGGCCTGCATTGGCTTTCGCCGCGACGACTTGACGTTTGATTTCAGAATCGGCCACACCGAGTTCAACTTCTAAGTCACTATCGGTATTTAAAAATAGAAGGGTGTCTTGATTATCTGCACCTTCACCAATAAAGAGAAAGTAATTCTCCACCGTTGGGAATGGGCCTTGTTTTAAATTTAAGGCATTAACTGTAATTTTACCGAGCGACATAAGCGATCTCCTGTTTCATTTGTTTTAATATTGCATGGGTGTATTGCGTGACGTCTGACGCAGTTGCACCTAAGAACGACCGCGCGGGTAGCACGGTTGTCCAGCTTGTTTTTGTGGTCTTACCTGCTTCATTTTTAAGATAACGCAGCGCTGCACCGGCTTGACCTACTTTCATATTGGCTACCACCCATTTAAGCGAGGGTGATTTCAATCGCTTGCCGTTGGCACCTTTGATTTTAAAACCTGCATCTCGTAAGGCGATGGCTTGCCGACGGGTTGCTGGTGCATCGTGGCCACCCTTATCATTAGCCTGTAATTTTGCAGCGGTAATACGTTCAACCGCACCATATTGTTGTTTTGCTGCAATACGACCAGACGATGGTCGATAAAACCCGACCGTGGCATCCATACTGCCCAACTTAGTAACACGCAATTGTTTGGCTAATTTCGCCAACATCTT